CAAAGAGTGACTATCCTTACTTGTATCCTGAAATTTCTGGAAGGAGTTTTTCACATATAGTTTACGATGAAGCAGATCAATTTGATCCCAATGGAGAGATGAAAGACTTCTACAATAAACATATAGCAGAAGAATGTATCCGTGAGTTGGAATGGAGTCAAGCCATTCGTGGACTTAAAACTAATTCGGAAACTAAATTCAGAAAGTATGATGTCAAGGTTTCAGAAGATGAACCAACAGATGAAGAAAGAGAAAATATTTTAAAAGAATTGAATGATGTTCTTGGGAAGCCAGTGGACATGGGAGATCTAAATCCAATTGGAACAGTCAAGATGAAATTTAGAGATTTAACTCCATTGCCAATGTCCACTAAGAATCTATTCGGGCAGGACATTAAGGAGGAGCATATTAAAAGAGACAAGGGCTCTGTTCCGACCAGAGTTCAGGCTATGAGTTAAATGCCCTTAACCTTTAAGAACGTAAAACCCGACCCTGAACTTGCCAAGCTTGGAATACATTTCACCAAGTATAAAAAGAACTATCAATTAATATCAAAGAAGCTTCTTGAGTTTCAGGCTGATGATGATGACGAGTCCATGTATGAATTGATGAGGAAACATGCAGAGGATGATTACTTCTTCCTCATCTACTTTGTACTGGATATTAATATTAATCACCCCTTCCTTATTCAGAGATGCTACGATGTGCAAGAAAAGCATACCGGGACTTTGGATCTTTGGGCGAGAGAGCATTATAAATCCACGATCTTGACTCATGCTCTTTGTATATGGAAGTGGATACATGACCCGGAAAAAAGAATCGTTATTTTCAGCCACACAAGAGGACTTGCCAAAGGACACCTGAGAAGGGTAAAGCAGATCCTCGAACTCAATCGTGATCTGAAACATACCTTCCCTGAAATCTTTTATAAGAAACCAAAGACCGAAGCATTTAAATGGTCAGAGAACGATGGGATCTATATCAAAAGGAAGGGTGTCTACAAAGACGCTTCTTTAGAAGCTTGGGGGTTGGTCGATGGTCAGCCTACCGGATCTCATTTTACAGATAGAATCTATGATGATATTATAGAAGTCAAGTCAGTCTCAACATCTGCTCAGAAAGAAAAACTACTTGAGGCTTTCAGACTGAGTGATAATCTCGGTGCTACCAATATCATAGAGGATACCGAATCTGTTGATAATATTGTTGGCACTCGGTATGATTTTACAGACCCCTATGTTGAGATCATCAAAGAAGGTGGCTATGAAGTGAGGATTTTCCCTGCGGAAGTAGACGAGAAGGGGAACTACAAACTCGGTGGTAAACCTGTAATGATGACCAGAGAAACCCTTGATAAGAAATGCCAGAAACAGGGTCACTATATCTACCATGCTCAGATGCTTCAGTACCCACTCACAGGGCAGGACAGACGTTTTAATGTGGAATGGTTGCAATACTATGATGATCTTGAGAAACTGCCTCACATGAATTATCACATCATTGTTGATCCTGCAAGAAGGAAAGGCGAGAAGAATGATTATACTGTAATGTGGGTCATCGGTGTTGATAATCGAAGGGTCAGATTTGCTATGGATTGTGTCAGGGATAAACTTGAGTTGCATGAGAAGTGGGAAAAACTCAGAGACCTCGTTCAGCATTGGGGTGTCAATGATGTAGGATATGAAAGCAATGCAAATGATGATGCAGAATATATGCGATATAAAATGTCAGAAGAGGGTGTCTTCTTCAACATTATAGATATACATGAAAGCGGAAACAAACCAGAAAGGATAAGGAAACTGCTTGATCCTTTTATGAAGAGGCGAATTGCCATACCAAGAATCTTACTCTACAATACTATTAAAGGCGAGATGGTTGATCTAATCAAAAAGTTTATTAAGGAGTATCTTGATTTCCCTGCGATAACGAATGATGACCTGATGGACTCTCTTCAGAAAACTTTTAACATTAAAATGCCCATAGTCTACCCCACAACTTCAGCGAAGAAATCGGAACGAGATGAATTCGATCCTCTTTCCAGAACGAAGAGTGGTCGTAGCAGAATGGAAGGATGGATGTAATATGGCAACTAATAATGGTTCAGTAACTATCGAAGAAGACAACATCATCACGGAAATAAAAAATGCAAGGGATGAGGCATTTTCAGCATGGAAACCTGCGATGGAAAACTTCTATGAAGATGACGAATTCTACATGTCTAAACAATGGGATGCTAAACTCAAAGCACAACTTGAAGAGAAGGGTGTCCCGGCACTGGTTCTCAATTACATAAAGAAAACTGTTGATATGGTATCAGGATATCAAAGACAGAATAAAGTTGATCTCAGGGCAAGACCCATTGAGAGTGCAGATGAAGTCAATGCCGAAGTGAAGTCAAGACTCCTGAAATGGATCTTATCTGATACTAAATATGGCATGGCAGATTCCGCAACATTCAAAGATAAAACAATATCAGGACTCGGATGGTTTGATGTCTCTATGGATTATTCCAGAGATATGCTTGATGGGGATATAGTGGTCAGGAATGAGAGTAAGTATGCAATGAAGGTTGACCCGAACTCAGTCGAACTTGATCTATCGGATGCTGAATATGTTATCCGGGAAAAGAATGTCTCCAGAAAAAAACTCATGAACATGTATCCTAAGAAAAAAGCAGAGATCAAGAAAGCACCAACAGCCAAAAGGGTTGATGATGGATATTCCAAAGAAGTCAACATCCCGGATGACCGTGGGAATAAAGTGAGAGTCACTGAATACTGGTATAGAGATTATGAAATGAAAACTCTCCTTGTTGATAGTGAGAATTTTGGTGATATAATTGAACATGATGGATCGGAGGAAGAACTGGATAGCCTTGTCAGGGAAAGTGAAACCCTTGAGGTAATCAGGAAAGAAGTTGTTGTGATAAAACTTGCAATCCTCCTTGGCGATAACATCCTTGTTTACGATGGGGATCATCCTGAGAAGATGGACAGATACCCATTCTTCCCATCATTTGGATTCTATATGCAATCAAACGACATGCTTGATTATAAGATACAGGGAATAGTCAGGAGCATGAAGGATGCACAAAGAGAGAAGAATGTGAGAAGATCTCAACTCCTCAGATCAGTTGGGCATACAATGAGGGCAGGATACCTTGCAGAGAAAGGGGCAGTTGATGACATTAATGCATTAAAGGAATCGGCAGGGTATGATTCAATTATCGAATATAATCCAGGAAAGAGACTTGAACAAAAGAATCCTCCCCCCATTGACAGTGCAGTCGTTCAGATAGAGATGATGTTTAATGCAGACCTTGAACATATTGGGGCAACCCCTGATATGCTCGGTCAGATCACAGAGAGAGGAGCTTCCGGTGTAACCGTAAATGCAAGACTCAAGCAGGGTCTTACCACTATTCAGGAAATTTTTGACAATCATTATTTCGCACTACAGATAATGGGTGAATATATTGTGGATCTCATGGATAAAAACTTCAGTGTCCCGAAGATAAAAAGGATATTGGGGAATGACCTGCCATTCGCAGAGCAGAAAAAAGCACTGAATGAACAGGCAAAGAAGATTCAGGCACAGGCTCCGATAATGGAACAGCAGATCCAACAGCTAAGACAACAGGGGGCACAACAGCTACAGGGGCAACAACAACAAGATCAGATGTGGAAACAGGCTCAGGCTCAGGCACTTGATGATTATGAGAGAGCAGAAGATAAAGGTGTTGCTGATGGTATTTATGACGGTACATTACAGATGCAGGAACAGCAGAAGGAGGAGCAGAAGGCTCAGAATCAAGCTCAGACTGCACAGTACCAACAGCAGGAGGCTCAGATCCAACAACAGACTCAACAGATGCAGATGCAAATGCAAGCTATCCAACAGATGATTCAGGAAATTGAACATGAAGAACTTGAGTTTTGGGCAGAATATGAAGCCACAATCGGGACAGCAAGATATGATATTGTTGTTGATGAAACAGCTTCAAGTCCTACTTACAGGATGTCAGCATTTCAGGATATTCTTCAGGCATCACAGTATGGAGTCCAGATTCCTCCAGAGTCAGTTGTTGAATTAATGGATATCCCGAAGTCTACAAAAGAGAAAGTATTGGAGCAGATTGAGAGAAATAAACAGATGCAAGAGCAGATGATGGCACAGCAACAGAATAGCCAACAGGCGAAGAATGTGAACAGGGTTGCAGATGCACAAGCCAAAAGATAGAAAAAGCGTTGACATTTTAAATAGGATTGATTAAATTCAACTTATGAAAAAATTAATGGTAATAATAATCTTTTTAGTAATGTTTGGTGGGGTAGCGAATGCTGTCCCTTTACACAGGATCATAGATGTTTATGGACTTAAGGCTATAAAAAAAGTCTATGATTGGAAGCCTAATAAAATAAAAAGATTTGTTTACAGATACAAAAAATTTATTTGTTAAAGGAGCAATTATGCCAACTGGTGTAGATGGAGACGATACCGTTCTTGATAATGGTATCGAAGGTGAAGAAGAAATCATTGATAATCCAGACATGGAACAAGCTAATGACAATTCTACAGGTTCAAGCGACATCGATGTAAGACTTGATGTTATGGAAAAGCAGATTGGTGAAGCAAGCCGTAGAGGAGATTATTGGCAAAAGATGTATAATGATAATCAACAATCGTCAGCACAGGTTGATGAAGACCCGGATGAGTATTTAAGCAGAAGGGAAATTGACGACATTGTAGATCGTAAATTAGGTGTAGTTAAAAGCACAAATAACAATTCAAGGATGGATGATCTTGAGAGATCGGCAAAGGAGAAGTACCCTGACTATAAAGATGTAGTCGGAACTTATTTCGCTGACCTTGTACTTGATGATCCGGGACTTACTGAAGCTGTTATGATGTCAAAGAACCCACCACTTACAGCCTATCGCCTCGGATTGACTCATCCAAAATTTAAAAAACAATCAGAAAATGAAACAGCGAAGCGGGTTGCAAGGGACATAAGCACGAATCTAAACAAGACTCAAACTCTTTCCGGGAAAGGAACAGGTGTAAAACAGGATATAGATTATTCTATTAATGGAACATCTGAAGAAGATTTTGAGAAAATGATAGAAAGAGCAAAAGATCCTACAATCAAATAGTCTTCGTTGAAGGAGACATAAATGGGAGATATAACAACCACAGGCGAAGTTGCATCAGGTATCACAGAATTCTATGACAGAACCCTTATCAAGAGGGCTTTGCCATATTTGCCTCATGCTTTATTTGGTCAGATGAGACCTCTGCCATCCAGAACAGCAGATAAAATTAAGTTCAGGAAATACAATTCTTTATCAAAGGCTCTTGTATCTTTACAGGAAGGTATCACTCCTCCTGCACAACAGCTTTCTATCACAGACATAGAAGCCACTCCAGAGCAGTATGGCTCTTATGTTGTTCTTTCAGACAAGGTACAGTTCGCACAGCCAGATGCAGTTCTTACCGAGACCACTGAACTATGTGGTGAAAACATGGCAGAGACCATTGACACTATCTACAGGGAAGTTCTCAATGCAGGAACAAATGTCTATTATGCAGGTGGTGTTGCAACCAGACTCTTGACTGCAACTAACATTGTAGAAGCAGATGTTCATGCTTGCGTTACTACATTAAGAAAAGCAAAGGCAAAATATTTTACCAAAATGATAAAAGGGGAATCAAGATATAACACATATCCTGTTGCCGAATCATATTGGGGAATCACATCGCCACAGATTGCACATGACCTTGAACTATTAACAAACTTCAAGCGTGTCGAAGAGTATTCCGGTCACATGGATATTCAAATGAATGAGTTTGGAAGTCTTGGGAATGTAAGATTCATCTGGTCTAACGAAGCCAAATGGTGGGATGGACTTGGTGCTGCAAGTGCAGATGTTGGTTCAACATTGATCTTTGGTCGTGACGCTTACGGTCTTGTACCTATTCAGGGTCAAGCTTCAGAAGTCATCATTAAGGCACAGGGATCTGGTGGAACTTCTGATCCACTTAATCAAAGAGGCACGGTTGGTTGGATTGCTAATACAACTGCCAA